TGGTCGTATAAATCTCTCCATTTCCATAACGCCTCGTCTTCAAAATATTTTGAATTCTGTGGTAATCCGTATACTTGATTTGTTGTTGAAGTTTCAATATATGGTGACAATTGTCTTAGTTTTACTCTATGGTGTGGTTGATAATAAAGACCATACATATTTGTCATTGAACCACCTGAAAAGGTTACAGTTGTACCCGTTTGTCCATAATCAAAAACAAATAAAGGATTAGAGAATCTGTGATATGATTCACTTATAATTCTTTCTTTTAATTCTGAACGGTTGTATTCAACAAAGGCACCATGTAAAACTGTACCAACAGGTAAATCTACACCTGTTGTAAAATTATAGGTTGTTGCACTAATAGTTCTCGAGAAACCACTTGTTAATATGGACGTTTCAGTAGTTCCTGTACCATTAAAGTGTTCGTCAACCCATGTATCATGAAAATTGAATTTCCAACCAACTTTAGGTGGGTATTCAAAATAACCATTTCTATTAGTTAAAATGGTACTTACATAAACTTCAGTTGGTAAATAACCTAGATTATTAGTTAATCCCGTGAGAACAAACGGTTCTTTGAAATCATAAATTAATGATTCCATCATGTTTCTTTCAACTAAAACATCGGAAACTCCGGCACTATTTTCTAAAAGCAATTTTCTTTCGTTTTCCCAAATTGAGGATTCAAACCCAATTTTGTCTAATATATAATGTTCTCTCTCTGTTAATGTTTTGTGTTTGTGAACGTAGTAGTTTGATGTAGAACCTGTTATATTATTTCTATCAAGACATCTTTTACCAAAAACAACTGTTGAAAGTGTTGAACCGGATGGTAATTCGGATTTAGATATTTCTAAAACATATTTTTCAGAATTATAAATAGAATCACCAACACTTATAATTGTGAATGTTTTACCTGTAACGTTTATTGCGTTACTAAAACTACCTCCACTTATCGTAATAAATTCACCTGATGACATCCCGTGTTCTACAGGACTTGTTAATTTATAAGTGTTTCCGGTACTCTCAACCCTAAATGGTATTCCATCTCCGGATGTAAAACTAAAATAAGTTCCTCCACTTAATGAATATTTCATCGGATAGGTGATGTCTTGACCATATACATATGATAGGTATATGTTCCAATTGTGGTATGGGGCTTGTATAGACGAAATTGAAGTGTGTTCAGTTTCTCCCGAGTAAGTAAAAATAGGACTATATGTTGTTAATGATGAAATCGTTTGTATAGTGTTTATTTGTCTTACCACATCCTTTCTTAAAAAAGCAAATTCTTGATAGGGTATGAAACCTGTAAAATCATTATTACCACCATCACCAACCAAATATAATCTCTTCAATAGGGGATTATACTCAGATGAACCACTATAAAGATTCCTAAAAACCATTTTAAGTTTTCCATGAATTTTATAACTGTTACTTTCATTTCTTTCTTTATTAAAAAGTTCCGCGTTACTGAGAATGATAGTTCTGTCACCCTCTCTTAAAAGATTCTCTGTTTCTTCCAACCCAACACGAATAGTTTGGTCTTCATTGATTGAACCAAAAAATTTTTTAGATGGTAATATAATTCTTTTCTTATCCATTATTCTTGAGATGGGAAGGCTCCTTTCGGTCCAAATAATTTTATAAATTTATCGACCGCAGTCGCACCTGGTCTTAATCCAAAATAAAATAAGAATGGTGTTGATAGTATTTGTTTGTTACCAGTATAATTTACTTGTGTTGGTTTTAATATAAAATCAACATCATTATTCCACGGTTTTGAAGCCCATCCCCCCACCTCTCCAACTCTAATCCACAAAGTACCCGCATCCGGTGATAAAGTGGTTCCTGATGTTATATGTAAAACAGTAAACCCTTCCTCTTGATTGTTGTAGTTTAGATGCACGTCGTTTGTATCTTCAACATCAAACGAACCATCGTTAACATCAGCACCTGCGATTGTGAATGTATCTCCCGAATATGTTTTTGTCATCGGAAATAAAACATAATTATATGTTGAATCACCCGTAAACGCATAATTATACGTCATTCCTTGTAATCTCTGAGAAACAACAGTGGCATAATCCCAAGATTGTCCATATCCTTCACCAAAACCTTGTCCGTCCTTATCCCAATAAAAAAATGGAACAATTTGTGACGATTCGGTTAACCTACCTGGTTCATTTAGACAAACTCTAACCCTATAACCGTCATCGTCTAAAACAAAATTTATCGGCATTGGTCCATTCGTTGTTCCGGATTGTGATTTAAATAATTGAACATAATCATCAGGGTCAAGAATTACGGGACTGTATTGACCATAATATCTATTTTGTAAATCAAATTCCTCAATACCGGCTTCATTGTTAATTGATATTAATTGTAAAACGTCACCATTTAATATTTCTTTATTAGTGTTAAACGGATAGTATGAAGTGTATCCATTATTAGAGAAAAAATCTTTATAATTATAATTGGCGTTTGTGTCAAGTCTGTAATTAATGTAAAGACCCAACATTTCTTTAAAATTTTGATACGATGTTGAACCTATACTTCTAACAATAGAGCAATTTGGGTCTAATGTTGGGTCTACACAAATTTCTTTAATAAATTCATCTCTTGGACCTAAATCCATTATTGTTGTTGGGTGTCTTAGGGTACTGAATTCAGAACCTGATGCCGTTTTTTGGAAAATCGAGCCGTTCCATTTTGTGGACCTGTAATAAAATTTTTTTACTGCGTCATTTGATGTTTTTTCTGAAACTTTATAATATAGTAAATTTTGACAGTAATTGGTCCCTCTGACGTTCAAATCTAAAGTTTCTTCATTGTTCCATTTCACTCTAGCTTTGAAAGGGAACATATAAAGAGAACCCGCTAACCAGTTGTCAAAAAAGGAATAATTAGCAATACCTTCGCAGAAAACTTTATTTATCAATTTTCTTCTTGCATATTCTCTGATTAATTTAAATTGTACATCTCTATTGTCTGTATGAGCCGCGGGAATTACTGTGTAAACACCAAATCTAAATTCAGAAAAACCACTTCTCGTGTCACATTTTATCGAACAAGGGTTTTTGGACAAGTCATTAGCTGCTGCTTGTCCAACTACCATTAAGTTTAAATTATTACAATTTGTACCAGGGTTTGCCGTTGTTCCACTATAATCGGCAGTAGTACCGCTTGCACAGTAACTTATTTTTACAATACCACTATCGTCATATATTGTATTTTGAGATAAACACCCTTCGGGTAAAGATGTGGAATCAAACGAGCTTGTTGTTGAACCGGTTATCGGGTAATTTGAATCGTATATTTCGTAAGTGAATCCCGACCAAACATAATCTTTTGGGATTGTTGGGTCGTCCCATTGTAACCACGAATTTGCGGACGCTAAATCTCTACCTAAAACACCTGTTGTTGAACCACAAGTATAGTTTCTGTAAAGAAAAGTATAACTATTTCCTGTTGTTAATCCACTTAATGCTGTAATATCGGCCGTTTGTGCACCTGAATGAGCTATATAAGAAGTAACCCTTATGTAATAATTTCTATTAGGATTTACTATTATATTGTTTATAATTGTTGATAATGATTGTCCATACGTGTAACCCGTATAATAATAAGATGTTAAACCACTTGAGGGTGATTCACTTAAAAAATATTCTCTTTCAGTTGGGTCATAGTCACATATAAAAATATCTGTCACCGTGGAATCACAGGTTCCTGTTACCACGGGTACACCATCTCCACCAGCGTAGGACATAGAACCGTCTCTAGCGCAAACACCTGTAACTGGTGACCCACTAAATGGTATTGATTGGGATTGAATTGAGTTATTAGTACAATCTCTCCAAGTATAGGTGGTTGTGCCAGTAGTTGGTGGTGGTAAAGTGTATGTTGTACAATTAACCAAAAAAGTAAGTTTGTCTCGAACCGCGGTACCACTAGCGACTTTTTGATATATGTTAGAAGGGTCGGTGTCAGTCGACGAATCTTCCGTAAAAACTTGAATTTCATCACAAGATTCACATTCGGGATATATTGTTAAACTTAATCTTACTGTTCCCAATGCTTGTAATGGTTCAATAATTGATTCATCCCACCCGTCAAAAGGTGCCCAATAAAAAGTCCATCCTAAAATATTCCAAGGACCAATTCTAACTTTTTCATAAATTAATTGAAATGGAGCAATGATAATTTGAAGAGCACCAACTAAGGCGGTATATATGACTCTTTCGAACGCATTAATAATAATTGCCAAAAGAATTGCAAAACTAAACTTTCTCCACGCATAATTTATTGGTGGGGTGACAACACTTGATTCGCAATCTTCTTCCGCTTTTGGTGCAATATCTTTTATACCTAAAAAGTTGTCTTTACCACCTTTAAAATGCCCACCCATGTAAGATGTTACAGTGTAGACTTTGTTATATGTAAATCTATAGAAATAATCCTCAGGATAATAACTTCCATAAGTCTGATTGAATATTACTGATGAACTTGTTGCGGAAGTTGGGTAGTCGTCCCAATTTAATGAAAATGCATATGAACCATCAACGTCGGAATTGTACTCCCTAATGTTTGGTATCAAATAACTAGCAACATATCTAACCCTACCTAAAGTTTCATTTTTACCTGATATTCTGAATCTATAACAAGCCGATGTTGGTATTCCTTTGTTAGGGTCATTTGTTGTTTCATTTTCACCAAATTCATTTGTGTATACAAAATCCATATTCATAGGTAATGGGACCACAAATGAACCATCGTCCTCGATATCTTCTTGTATTTCGTATCTCTCAAGTATTGGTCGACCACTACTGTCTTTATTTGGTGTAAACCTTATTATTTCAATAACAGCATCAAATGTGGTTAAATCACATTTTCGACCCATCTCACCTCTTGGTCTACAATTTTTATTTATTGTATTTTTACCTTTATCCGAATATATTGAACCTAATAGATATGCTTTTGGTTCTACTTTAACCCCTTTACTTGATAAATCAAAATCAGTTCTGGTTAATCCAATTTCACACAAATCTTCATTACCCCAAAAAGGATAAACCTCAATCGTCTGATTAAATGAAACTATTTGTGGTAAAGTGTCTAAATCATTTGATGCTTTATATGAATAGGTGTTTTTAAATTTATCAACACCTAAACCTTGTCTAATAAAATCATCAGGTCTAAGTGAAAAACACCCAATATCTGATAAATCAACATCAACATGAATTGTTTGTGTACCTACAGGAACCCCCCAAATCATGAAGTCTCCCGCATCATTTGTTTTTACTGTGTATTTGTAATATTTTTCGTAAACTTCAAGAACTTCTTCTCTTGTTAAAATATCTTTTTGGTCAGGGAATGTACCGGTTGGTTCGTGTCCACCGTGTTGTTTTCGACTTGGTAAAAGGTTGTATCTGTATCCTTCATCATTTTTACTATCTACAGTAGTAAATGGATATAATTCAGAAATTACCGGGTCATTTGAGTCCTCTTCAGATATTGGAATAAAAATTGAAACTCTGGCGTTTGGAACACCGAATCCGTTGTTTACAAATATTCTTCCACAGACAACACCATAGTCCGCACACATTGAGGAGTATACCTCCGTCTGTGTGAATTTAAGGGATAATATTTCCAATAAGTCAAAGTCGTTTTTTAATTCGACAACAACTTTTTGGTCTTTACCTATATTTGTGGAAATTCTGTGTTTCTGCATTATTCTATAAATAGAAAATTATGGATTTCCAGAAAAATAAATAAAAATTAAATTAGAATGTAGTCGTTCCTAATGTTTTTACTCTAACTTTTATATCTTTCTGAGGAAATCTTATTTGATATATTTGGTTAGATTTCATATAGATAGTCATATCGGATTGAGCAATTTCTTTTGTGGTTGGGTCAATATATGATTGTAACACTTCAGAAGATGAATATTCTCCACCTACGTTATTGAAAACTCTTATATCGACAGCGTTTACCACTCCATTTACTTCACCTATTGTTTTATATAAATCACCAACAAATAATGGGTCACCCATTTTTCTTTTTTCAATTGAAAAATAACTAACAGTATCCTCGATAATGGTTTTAACAATCTCTGTCTGATTGCCATTTTTATCAATAACAACATCAATTTCTAATGTAAAATCAACCACTTCACCACTTTGAACCTCTAAGAAATCGTTAACCATTCTATATTCAGCCAAATAAGATAAAATGTTATTTTTTAATGTATTTGAAACTGTATCAATAAGGTTGCCGTTTTCATCATATGACAATAATTTAATTTTTATCTTATTGTCCTCTTCCATCACATTTACTTTAGCAGGCGCTCCGTAAGTTGATGGCATTGTCTCAATTAAAGATTTGTAATCATTAAGAGTTACCGCCCTATTTTGTGCTGAGAAGTTGTATGCAATCATA